GCCTAGATCATCTTCAAATTTGGCGAATATTTCACCAGCAACTAACGGTACAATCGCTTCAGTTGAGTTGCCACCAACAGCAGGAATCAAGTCAACAGAATTGGGCCAAGTAGCTGAACCGTCAGTCAGGCTGCTGTGCTTGATATGCACCAAGCCGTTGACCTTTACATCCAGATCAACCGTTTGATCCCAACGCAAGCGAGCACTGTTGGCACTGATCGGTTCAATCGATAGATTCTGCACATCGCCAGGAGGCGCTGTTTTCCCAACCAGAGTGAATGTTGCTAGGCTTGTTTTACTTTTCTTGCCAAGATAATTCAGCGCACTAATTTGAACCTTTAACGTTCCAGCCCTTAAAGTTCGCAGTGTTACCGATGGGTTTGATGTATTAATCGTCGTGAAATTATCGTCATCGAGCTTGTACTGAACAACAAACTCATTAGTGTTTCTTCTGCTGTGCTGCCAGCTCAAGTCAAAGCCGGTATGAACTGTTTGACCTTCTTGATATAAAAATTCAGTGCCGGATATAGCTTCTGGCGGATCTGGTTGAGCACTTAAATTGCTAATGTCTCGCGTTGTTAGCGTAATGTCTTGCTCAACAGCGGCATAAATCGACTCGTTATAGGCAACAGCAGTCACGCCTACTGTTCCGCCTTCGCCCTCAGCAACAGAGACAACTCGATACTGTTGTGACTGTATATCGCTGGTTTGAATTAAATAAACCGCCTGTGCTTGCGGTGCTTCGCTGAAGGCGCTGCTAACAGTAACCGCAGTGTTTGAGATGCTGCTGATTGTTTTTGTCTCAACCAAACCTGTCGGCAACAACACTGACAATGTTGGGCTTGAGGCCAGATTTACAGATAAATCTGTGGCACTGTCAATCGTGACAACAGTTGTGGTAGCAGAACTAACCCTACCGCTGCGACGTGTGCCAGCACGCAACGGGTCAGCAATATCGATGACGATCCCTGGCGTGACAGCAATGCCAGCGTCGATAGAAACAGCAAAGCTGACTGTTTCTGATAACAGTCTTTCGCTAGTTAGCAGCCACTTGCCTAGCCTGTGCGCTTGCCCTTGGCTATAGCAGCCGACCGAACGAATATCTTTTCTAATGATGCCGTACTTGGCAACAGACTCATGATCTTCAACATACTCATATTCAATATCACCCAATGTGTCATAGCTTTGCCATGCAACAGACGCACAGGTGTGCCGAGTCTTTTCTGCTGTCCCGCTATAAGTAAACAACCCATCAACAACATTGCTTGGACCCAACAGATACTGTGAATCAGTAGGCTTGTCTTGACGTAAAACAAGCGATCCAGCGCCGTAATAGCTGATGCCTCTAAAAATACTGGTTAGCTGCTGAATAACGTTGTAAACCTCAGCCCTGCTGTTAAGCAGCAAGTTAAGACTAAATCGTGGCTCTTGGCCGCCTTTGCCATCATCAACAAGCTCGTTGCAATATCTGCTGATTTCATAGAAGTCGAACACATCCAGTGACGACTCAGGCACAGAACACCCAAAGCGGGTGTCCGTAAGCAAGTCATATAAGCACCAGGCAGGATCGTTACTCCATGTCGCTGCACCTAGCGTTCCATTGAAAAGACCGCTGTATGAGATACGTCCCAAGTGTGTTGTAGTGTCTACAGTTCCGTTATGTGGGATCCTGATTTTTAAGCCACGGATTAAGTATTTGCGGCTTGGAATGTTTTGGAATTGTTCAGCACCAAACCGCATCCCAACTAGAGCGGAGTTTGGATAGGCCAACTTATCGTCTTGGATTTCAGTAAAACTTGAAAAAACAGTTGTACTTGCTTTTTTGGTACTTGTTTCATCTGCGCTTACTCGTATTACACGCAAATCAACAGGAAAATCCCCGTCAAGCTTGACTAAATAGTCTCGCTGATAAAGGCTGCTACTTTTCCCAGCAATAGTATCGCTTATAACGTCATTAAAGCCGCCACCGTCATATTGCAGTTGAATCTTTATAGCTACAGAATGACCAAGAACGTCCCCATCATCAGTAATCCTTTGCAGAGAAGGTATATTGATAGTGACGCGTGCTTTGTCAACGTCAGAGTTTGTGATTGATCTTGTTACTGGTACGCCGTTAGTAATCTCAACACCCACACCACGTTCGACCTGAATACCACCTGCAGGGTCTGGGATGTAGGGCTGGCCTTGTGTTCCCTCTAACGCAACTACTGTGAAATTATCAAAGTTAAACGAACCATCCGCGTTTTGAAGTGCAGTATCTTCTAGAAAAATACCTTTTGGGCCACCTTCAATTCCTTCAATTTCCCCTTCACAAAGTAGATCTAAAACACTTGCATACTGTTCAGATCTAAGGCTGTCAGCCGCCTCTGTTGGCGTGCCCCCACCTTTGCCGCCACCGCCACCGCCACCAGCGCCAAGAATTAACTTTTTATCATCCATCAGGTTTTCACTCCAATTGTGGTGCCTGTAAGCACGCCAGACACAAAATCAACTCCAGCAAGTATTGAGCCAAGTTTGCCGCCGAAGATATATGCGTCTGATGAATGGTCAACATCAAGGCCAGTGCTAATTACTGCTGAGCCGACAACAACACGCCCGTAAGCGATTGGTACAGGCAAGCCCTGTTGAGAAGTATTAGTGATCCCACTAAAAGTAAAATTCCTTAGCTTTTCTGAGTCATCCCCAAACTCTGGCATTGGCGAAAGCATTTGTGAAACACCTGTCAAGACCAAGCCAGCACCAATAGCTGACAACGCCGTGCCCACAGTTGTAGCTGTCAAAACAGCACTAGTTGAAATACCAACGACGCCTGCGGAACCTGCACCAAACAGGCCAGTTGTACCAAACAAGCCTGCGCCAGGAAGCAAAAACGACGCACCAATCAACAATCCACCAAGCAGAACACGGCCAAAGCCACCACCAGCACCAGCGACGACAGGCGTAATGCTAAAAACCTCGCGCTCTGACCAAGGCAAAGCCAACACGCTTAAATCTTCAGGCGTCGCCTGTTGCTTGCCAACTCTGACGCGATAGCCGACGCCATCCTGCTCGCTATCCACAAGCCATTTATCTAAGCCAGGAAAATTGACGCACAGCGCCTTTACCGCCTGCGCTGGTGTAGCCACGTCAAGCTCAAACCGGCACTGGCCTAGTCGCTCACGCAGAGCCCCGTAGACCTTGACGACTTTCATGACGTATCACCCTGTCGCAACTTTTTAGATAATAGCCGCCGAGCACATCCCGAGAACTTAAACGCCCCTGAACGTGATGCAAGATTTGCTGATCGCCTAGATATATCGCAGCATGGTTCGGGACTGTTGAGCGCATACTGACCAGCAGTAGGTCACCACGCTGCATTTCTTCTGTAGGCACCCTTGAGAATCCTTCCTTAGCAAAATTATCTACATACATGTTTTGACCGTTGTGCCACCAGTCGTCACGGCGGTGGTAATCGTGGAGCGTTATCCCATACTCACGCTGGAAAAAGTCGCGCACAAGGCTGTAGCAATCAACAATCCCATGTACAAACTCACGGCCTATATAGGGCAGCTCAAACCCTTCAGGCTCACAGTATCCCCAAGCTTCTGTTTGAGGGTTAACAATGAACCAGGGCAAGCCTGTCTTTTCACAAGCAACGCGATCAGCCGTTGACGGCCTTGGGTTTGTTTTGGGGTGGCTGTGAACGATGCTTACCACTTCCCCGTGTTCTTCTATTTCGTGCCAACCATCTAGAACAAAATGCTCGTCTGGCGTTCGTGCAATATTGCGGCAAGGGAAATAACGCCTTCGACCTTTTACAACAGCAATCAAGCCACAAGCTTCTCTTGGAAACTCATCCTTCGCGTGTTGCAAGATGGTGGCCTGCATGGCGTCTGTCAGCTTCATTTCGTCAAACCTGCTCCAGGGAACGAGCCAAACGGCAACACGCCATTTTCACCAAACCGTAGCTTGCATGATGCAAGTCTTTTGCCGCAAACATCCTGCGCCAATGCACTGACACTGTTGCCATTAACATCAAAAAAGTTTGATCCTGCATAACTACATTCACTGCTCCTATAGATCCATTGGCAAGTGTTAGCCACGATCTGTCGTTTTGGCAGTTTTTGACCCATTAAGTCAAATTCACTAGCCAGCTCAAAAGTTACAACGTCGCGAGTCTCTGTTGCTTTGCGATTGATACGCCAGATTTCTGTTGGGAACCTAGCGTTTGGATCTGCTGTTGATTGGCCGTCTAAATAACGCTTTAACGTGCGAATACGTTTCACGGTTGCACCTGTTAAATCGTTGCCAAGTGTTGTGGCATTGACTAACGCAAGCAGCGTGGTCATCGTGCCACTAAGGTTGGCAATCGTCAGCGTCGGTTGCGGCAACGTTCCACC